AAAGCGGCACGTCGCGGACTTTTGCATTTGCAGAATGTTCCATTTGATGGGCTGACAGACGAATCAAAGAAGAAGCACAACACGATGGCAGCCCAGCTAGGTGCCATTGAGTTGTTCAGCAGCACGAAGGCGAATAAGAAGATTGAAGCAGCAGTGACGGACGCTTCCCATAAAATGGCAATCGGAGAAACGCTGAAGCTGTTTGGTGGATGAGAACATCACGACTTGACGTGACAGGACACGACTTGACGTGACTGGGCCTGACTCGACAAGACAAGACTTTTGGTGGCTCGCGGAATATCCCGACCAGATTTGACTGGACGCGACGCGATTGGACAAAACGCGATGTGACCTGACTCAACAGGACGCAACGCGATAAGGCTCGACAGGACACGACAAGACCCAAAAGGCGGCTGAGGAAACTCAGCCGCCTTTTTCTATTGACACCCAGCACGCAATAATCTATCGTCATTGAACGCTGGGAGATACTCCCGCACCGAACATTCTGAATCTGAGCAACTCGTTAGCGGCCAGAGTCAGGCGATTAAATTCCGCCGACTTTTTGCGCCGCTTTTTTCATGGCCTGAGTCGGCATCACACCCGATTCAGGAGTTCATGAAATGATTTGGAGTCTCAAGGTAATTCGCGAACAGATCGACGAAGAACTCGGCAAGGTTGATGCCATCGTCGCTCTTGCAAAAGAAGAAAACCGCGATTTGTCGGCAGAAGAAACAGCCGAAGTGGATCGCATTCAGGGCACCGACGACAAGCCTGGCGTTCTGCAAAAGTTGTACGCTGACGAAAAGCGTGCTGCTCGCATGTCGCAGAACTCGGCCGCACGAGTTCGCTCAATTGGCTCAATTGAAGTCAGCGGATCAACCGCAGGAAATTCAATTGCTGCATCTGAGCCGCCTCGCATTAAGGTTCCGGCAACTGCCAAGCGTCACGGCACCGTCAAGCACTTCAAGGGGCCAGACGCAGAAGCAAACGCCTACCTGACCGGCCGTTTCTTGATGGCCGCCATCGCAAACCATGAGCCGTCAAAGATGTGGCTCAAGGAACATGGAATCCAGATGGCTGGAGCCAGCGACGACAACTCAAAGGGCGGCTATCTCGTTCCGGAAGTTCTGGAAAACGCAATGGTTGACCTGAAGGAAGAGTACGGACAGTTTCGGCAGTATGCTCGCAACTGGCCAATGTCTTCTGATGTGAGCTTGATTCCACGTCGAGTGAGCGGGTTCACGACATACTTCGTGGGCCAGAACGACGCAATCACGGCCTCAGATACCGTGATGGATCAGGTGCGGCTGGAAGCGAAGAAGCTGGCCGCAATGACTCAGTTCTCATCCGAATTGAGTGAAGATGCCATCATCTCCGTCGCTGACTTCTACGCTCGAGAGTTTGCGTATGCACTCGCGGTCAAAGAAGACCAGTGCGGGTTCCTTGGCGACGGCACCAGCACCTATGGCGGGATCGTTGGGCTGGACGGTGCGTTGGCTGCTGGTTCAATTGCAACCGCAACGGCAATCACGACAGCCGCAGCCCTGACAATCACGCACTTCGAAGCGTGCATTGCGAAGCTGCCTCGATTCCCTGGCATTCAGCCAGCGTGGTACATGCACAACAGCATCTACCATACAACGGCTGGCCGATTGCAGTTTGCTGCTGGCGGAAACGCTGTCAGCGACTTGGCAGGCGGTTCGCAGTTGCAGTTCATGGGTTATCCCGTGCGACTGATCAACGCAATGCCATCGGCCGCAGCAACCACTGTAAAGGTTGCCTATTTTGGCGACTTGAGTATGGCGGCCACGATGGGAACCCGTCGAGGTGTCACTCTGCGAGCTGATGAGTCGATCTACTTTGCTCAGGACGCTCTGGCGTTGCGAGTCACGGAACGATTCGACATCAACATCCATGAACGCGGAACAGCATCCGTTGCTGGTCCAATCGTAGCTCTGCAGATGGGCTGATAGTTGATCCACTCGTAGCTCCGGGTGGACCCGGCCGGAACGCTGGCTCGCTGGCGTTCCGGTCTTTTAGAAATCAAACACAAATCAATTTTGCATAAGGGAACACGATGAAGAATCAACAGGCTACTTCTGCCGTGATTGCACTGTCTGCACAGACAGCAGCAGCGACAGCGACGGTCGCAGGAACGATCGTCGACATGAAAGGTGCAGACTATGCTACGATCATCTTGACAGCATCAGCAGCGGCCAACACGAACGCGGCTCCTGTCGTCGTCAAGATTCAGGAGTCTGACACTACCACAACCACTGATTTCACAGACATCAGCACAAGCACGATGCAGTTGTCTGTAACGCTGTCGACAACTGCAGGTCGCGTTGCCAAATTCCATGTCAACAACGACGGAACGCGAAAGCGTTACATTCGTCTGTTTGCAACGCCTGGCACGCACACCACCAACAGCGTCGTATCGCTGGCTGCGGTGGCAGAACTGGTTCTCGATGTGGCTCCGTCTGGCACAACAGGTCAGGCTGACTTCGTCGCGATTGGCTGAGTTTTATTCATAACACCCGGAGCAAACGAGTGACCTCAAAATCTGTAAAAGTGTGCGGCATGATGACCTCACCGCGTTATGTCAATTGCCTCTGTCGAGATTACATCGACGCGGCTTTTGTGGCGGCAAAAATACCCTTGCAGGATTCGCAGGGAGTGTTCTACGGCCAGTGTATGCAACGAATGCTGAATCATGCGATTGAAAAGGATGTCGACATTGCTGTGCTCTGTGATGGCGATTCGCTTTTCACAGATCGCGACATCATGCGGTTGCTGCAAACGCTGGAATCAAATCCGCATATCGACGCACTGGCATCCATGCAGATCCGGCGTGGAAACAAAACGATGCTGGCCAGCATCAAGGGACAATCGACAGCAGAAGTGCGCGGCGAGCCTTTGCAGGTTTCAACCGCACATTTCGGGCTGACGGTAATTGATCTGCGAAAACTTAAAAACGTTCCGAAGCCGTGGTTTTGGTCGAAGCCTGACGAAGATGGCGAATGGGGCGACCTCCGAATTGACGACGACATCTGGTTTTGGAAGCAGTGGGAATCGGCTGGCAACACGGTCTACCTTGATCCGCAAACGCGAATTGGGCACATGGAAGAAATGGTTGTCATGGTCGAGCCGCAGACATATGAGGCAGTTCACGCTTACCCGAACGAATGGATCGAATCATGCAGGTCGAACTGATACAGGACTGGCGAGGCTATCGAGTCGGTGCCCGGTTTCCTATGGACGTGATCGGCGGAGGTGTCTTTGATGTTCTGCAACGTAACCGAGTGGCTCGATTACTACCCGAGCCAGACGACCAGAATCAAGGATCAGGAAATCCGGTCGACAGTCCGCGTGGTGACTCCACCGACGACCGAGCCAGTGACAATCGCAGAAGCGAAAATGCAGCTCAACATCGGGGCAAGCGACGACAGCCATGACACCGAACTGGCAGCGTTGATCGCAGCGGCCAGAGAGGAATGGGAGCGAGATACATCGATTGCGTTGATCACCCGAACGCTCGAGCATCGGTTGCCGAAGTTCCTGACGGTGATTCAGTTGTCCGTGCGGCCAGTGATTGCGATATCATTTGTGAAGTACACCGACGCACTTGGGGTCGAGCAAACGGTTTCTTCGGCTGATTACTACCTTGATGGCGACGAAGTCAGGTTTCTCAGCACGTTCACGAATCCAACACTGCAGGACCGAAGCGAGGCCGTGCGAGTGACCTACACAGCCGGATATGGCAGCAGCTCAAGTGCTTGTCCGGAAATGGATCGAATGGCGATCAGGTTGAGCTTGGCTCATCGGTTTGAAGATCGCGACATGATTTCAGCGGCCGGGGAACGCAGAGCCTATGAAGCACTTGTCGCAAAGAAAATGAGGGCGAGCTATCCATGAGCTTCCGTCCGGAAAAACGATTTCGACTCGGAACGATGCGGCACAAGGTCACGGTCAGCGTTGAGACGACAACGCAGGACGGAGCTGGGCAGCCAGTTGTGACGATGGTGAACTGGCTAGTCGATGAGCCAGCAAAGTTTGAACCGACGACCGGCGGCGAAGGAGCACAAGGGCGTCAGGTTGAGGCTGGAATCACTGCGATCTTCACGGTTCGATATCGCAGCGGGTATACGCCAGAAATGGCCGTAACATTCAACGGGCAGAGATATTGGATTGTCCACGTCAAAGCCGTTCAGGGCATGGATCGTTACCGAGAGCTTTACTGTAAATCGGTGGTGTTGTAATGGCTGCACGAACAAGCGTCGGGTTTTCGATGGCAGGTGCGGAAAAGCTGGTCAAGCAGCTTGAAGCATTGGCGATTGAGGTGCGCGAGAAAGTCGGTCAGCAGGCATTGACAGCAGGCATGGTGCCAGTTCAAACAGCCGTCCGATCGAATTCACCAGAAAGCAGCAGCACGAGATCACGCGAAAAGCAGTCGAGCAAAACGAAGAAGAAGTGGTCTGGCTCTAAAAAGCTGAAAGACACGATTCGGTCGGTTGTCAGAACACGTCGAAAAGCCGGAATCACGGCAGGGCTGATCGGGCTGGTT